CCAGTTATCTTCTCACCTGGTGCGGGAATAATTCTATTTGGTGATAAAACAGGATTTGGAAAAGCATCGGCATTTGATCGTATCAATGTTCGTAGATTATTCATTTTCCTTGAAAATGCAATCAAATCTGCTGCGAGAGATCAGTTATTTGAGTTCAATGATGAGATTACAAGAACTAATTTCATTAACATAGTTGAACCATTCTTACGTGATGTTCAATCAAAACGTGGAATATTTGATTTCAGAGTTATTTGCGATGAGACAAATAACACCGCTGCTATTATAGATAGTAACGAATTTGTGGCAGACATCTTTATTAAACCATCGAGATCAATTAACTTTATCGGTCTCACCTTTGTTGCTACAAGAACTGGCATCTCATTTGATGAAGTCATTGGTTCTGTTTAATTAAATTAGAGGTATAAAAACAAATGGCAACCCAACTTAACAGACCACCATTAAGAAAGATTACCGATTTCAAGAGTAAATTGATCGGTGGTGGTGCAAGACCTAATCTATTTGAAGTTGAACTTGCTTTCCCAGAGGAGATTGCAATTGACAACGATGTAAAGGAAAAGGCAAGGTTCTTGGTGAAGGCAGCTGCACTTCCTGCATCTAACATCACTCCAATTGATGTTAACTTTAGAGGTAGGATTCTTAAGATTGCTGGAGACAGAACCTTTGATACATGGACAATTACAGTTATTAACGATACTGACTTTGCAATTCGTTCCGCTTTTGAGAAGTGGATGAATTCCATTAACAGATTGTCTGATGCAACAGGTACAAACAATCCAGCAGATTATCAAGAAGATGCTTACGTTCACCAATTAGATCGTGATGGATCTACATTAAGGACATACAGATTCTATGATGTTTTCCCAACTCAAATTAGTCAGGTTGATTTATCATATGAGACAGTTGACACCATTCAGGAGTTTACTGTAGAATTACAAGTACTATACTATGAATCAATCAAAGGAGTAGGAGCTAATGCTGGAGGAGAGAGCATTACCTAAAACTGATAAATAGTGCTATAATAGAATAAAAAGCAGGTTATACTATGCCAAGACTATTTGGGTTCTCTATTGATGACCAACAACAAAAACCACCATCGGTAGTCGCTCCCGTCCCCAAAACCAATGAGGACGGAGTTGACAACTATATCGCTAGTGGTTTTTATGGTCAATACGTAGATATTGAAGGAGTTTATAGAACAGAATACGATTTAATGAAGAGATATCGTGAGATGGTTCTTCATCCAGAAGCAGATTCTGCAGTCGAAGATGTTGTAAATGAAGCAATAGTCAGTGATTTATATGATTCACCAGTAGAGATAGAATTAAGTAACTTAAACGCAAGCGATAAATTAAAAGATAAAATTCGTGAGGAATTCAAATACATCAAAGAGATGATGGATTTTGATAAAAAGGCACACGAAATTTTTAGAAATTGGTATGTAGATGGTAGATTATATTATCTAAAAGTCATTGACACTAAAAGACCACAGGATGGAATACAAGAAGTAAGATATATTGATCCGATGAAGATGAAATTCATTCGGAAAGAAAAGAAAAAAGATCAAAATGAAAATATAGTTTCAAACAGAGCAGTTGATATTCGTCAAGCAGTTTATCCAGATATAGATGAATATTACTTATACACACCTAAACCTAATTTTCCAACACAGTTTTTCTCAAGTGGTAGTCCTGCAAGTGGAAAAGGTGGTATTCAAATTGCAAAAGATTCAATTTGTTATGTGACATCAGGTTTATTTGATCGTAATAAGGGAACTTGTTTATCATATTTACATAAGGCAATCAAATCATTGAATCAACTTCGTATGGTTGAGGACAGTCTTGTAATTTACAGATTATCAAGAGCACCAGAAAGAAGAATATTTTATATTGATGTAGGTAATCTTCCAAAGGTAAAAGCAGAACAATATCTAAAAGAAGTGATGAGTCGTTATCGTAATAAGTTAGTTTACGATGCTGGCACTGGTGAGATCAGAGATGATCGTAAATTTATGAGCATGATGGAAGATTTCTGGTTGCCTCGTAGAGAAGGTGGTCGTGGAACTGAAATTACAACTTTACCAGGTGGACAAAATCTTGGTGAATTATCAGATATTGAATACTTCCAGAAAAAATTATACAGATCATTAGGTGTACCAGAATCAAGAATTGCATCTGATGGAGGATTTAATTTAGGAAGATCATCAGAGATATTGAGAGATGAATTAAAGTTTGCAAAATTCGTAGGTAGATTACGTAAAAGATTTGCAAATCTTTTTGCTGATTTATTAAGAACACAATTAATTTTAAAGAATATAATTACACCCGAAGATTGGACACACTTAAGTGATCATATTCAGTATGATTTCTTGTATGATAATCAGTTTGCAGAATTAAAAGAATCAGAATTACTTAACGAAAGACTTGGTACATTAGCAACAATCGAACCATATATTGGAAAATATTATTCTAATCAATATGTAAGATCAAAAGTTCTTCGTCAGAGTGATACTGAAATGGAAGAAATAGATGAACAAATTGAGCAGGAAATTAAAGATGGAATTATTCCAGATCCAAACGCTGTTGATCCAATTACTGGTGAACCACTTGAAGGTGAGATGGGTGATCTTGGAGATGTACCAACCGAACCCGACATAGATGGTGGTATAACTGATGCACAATTGCAAAAAGACACTAAAAAGGCCGAGATATAAATAAAGTATATAATTATATTTGAAATTTAATGGACAAAATTGTAGACTTGATTGCAACCGATACTTCTCCTGCAGATGCAGCTGATCAAATTAAAGATCTGCTGTATGCGAAAGCTGCTTCAAGAATTGAAGACATTCGTAAATCAGTTGCTGATGATATGTTTAATGAACCTGAAGTAGAGCAAGAAGAGGAACCAAATGGCGAATAGAACTCTTATTTTAGCATCAGAAACTTCTGTTGCCTCTGGGGTAGGAAATAGCACAACTGTAAGTAGTGCTACATGCGTTAGAATTTTTAATAGTTCTGGATCAGATCTTGTGATTACTGTTACAGATCCAACAGGAGCAAATGAATTTTCTGGAACAGGTTCAATTACATTACCTGATAATGCAATTGAATTCATTGAAAAACAACCATCATTCACAATACATGGATCAGGTGCTTTCAAAGCAACAAAAGTAGGATTTACAAATTAAGAAAATGAAATTAATTACAGAGGAAGTATCAAAGGTAAAATTTATCACCGAAGGAAGAGGTGCTAAAAAGAAAATGTACATTGAAGGTGTCTTTCTTCAAGGAGATATCAAAAATCGTAATGGTAGAATGTACCCTGTAAATACTCTTTCTCGTGAGGTAAATCGTTATAACGAATCTTTCATAAAGAAAGGTCGTGCTCTTGGAGAACTTGGACATCCTGATGGTCCTACAGTAAATCTAGATCGTGTTTCTCACAAAATTACATCTCTTCGTCAAGAAGGTAGAAATTTTGTAGGTAAAGCACAATTACTAGATACACCAATGGGTAAGATTGCAAAATCTCTCATTGATGAAGGAGTCACACTCGGTGTCTCTTCTCGTGGAGTTGGTTCACTTAAAACTACTACCGAAGGTTATAAAGTTGTAGGTGAAGATTTCATGTTGGCAACTGCTGCAGATATTGTTGCCGATCCTTCTGCTCCTGATGCATTTGTATCTGGAATTATGGAAGGAAAAGAGTGGGTTTGGGAAGGAGGAATTCTTCGTGAACAGCAAGCAGCACAAACACAAAAACGTATTAATACACTTGTAGATCAAGGTAGATTAGAAGAGCACAAACTAAATCTATTCAGTGATTTCTTATCAAATCTATAAGTTCTATAAATAATATCAGATTATACCTAAAAATCTAAAATGTCCGTTGGAACAACTTTACAAGAAATGGAAAACATCGAAGAGAACGTGGTAACTAAAGGTGCAAAACCTGCAGATCCCATGCCAAAACTAACAACTGGTGGAACACCACCTAACGTAGAGGATCTTGGTGGTCCTACTCCTGAAAATTACAAACCTGATGATGATTCAGCGAAGTTAAAAACACCTGGTACATCCCTTAAACAAGTTAAGGATATTGTAAACAAAGGTGCTAAACCTGCAGAGGGAACTCCAGCAGGAATGAAGGAGGAGGAAGAAATTGAAGGCGATGTAGTCGCTGAAGATGAATCCATAACTGATGAAGTTGTATCTGAAGAAGAAGAAACAACGGATGAAATTGTTTCTGAAGAGGAAACAACAGAAGAAGAGATTGTTGAAGAGGAAGAAGTAATTGATGTTGAGACAGACATTCAAGCTCTTCTCGAAGGTGAAGAATTATCTGAAGATTTCACCAATAAAGCAAGAACAATCTTTGAAGCTGCTATCAGATCTAAAATTGCTGAAATGAAAGAGCAAGTACAATCTGAATACGAAGATAATTTAATTGAGCAAGTACAATCAATTAAAGAAGAATTAACAGATCGTGTTGATTCTTATCTAGAATATGTCGCTGACGAGTGGGTTGCTGAAAATCAACTCGCAGTTGAAAACGGTCTTAAGACCGAAATGACTGAATCATTCTTAAATGGAATGAAGAGTCTTTTTGAAGATCATTATGTATCAATCCCTGAAGAAAAATATGATGTCATCGAGAGCATGGTAGATAAACTTGATGAAATGGAAGGTAAACTCAACGAGCAAAT